AATGAAATCTATTAAATCCTGTGGTGTGCTTATTTGGTGTGTCATCTTAATTATTTTTAAAACTTACTTCCAATGGTGTAAATCCTTTATTTTCTGTGGTGTCTTTGTGTTCAATGCTTTGTAAGGCCGGAACAACAATTTTTATAAGGCCTATCATTGTATCAACTTTTTCCTTTGGTTTCAAGCTATCGAAGTGTGTTTGGAAGCTGCCAATGTTGTTTTGAATAAAGTCTTCAATACTTAATCTTATATTTTTTGCAGTCTTGTTCTGGCTTCCTTTAGGCCTTCCTGCACTTATGGTGTTTCCTTCTGTAAATTTCATTTTATCGTTATTTATCGTTATTTAATTATTTTGTAGTAAGCTGTAGTAAGCTGTAGTAACTACTTTTTTTACCTACTTACTACGCTTTAACCCTTTGATAGTGTGGCTTTGCGTGTTTTGTAGTAAGTGTAGTAACTGAAATAGGGTACATAGACTATATACGTTTTGTATTTCACACACATTTTACGCTTCTGGCAGTATAATAATCTATTAATAATATAAATAATATAAAAATGATGAATTTAAAAGGAATGTTAATTAAATGTGGTAATGTAGAAGTTAAATGTATGAATGAGGAAAAAGGTTGGTATAGAATTTATAAAGATGATGAATTAGGAAATAGATTAAATTGGAAAAAAGTTGAAGAAATATTAAGTAAAAATAATATTGAATTTGGTAGTGGTAATAATGGTTATAATAGATGTATAGATGTTTATTTTAAATAATATAATTCTTTATTATATTTAATATATAAAATAATTAATTAATAAATAAAATATATAATATATGGAAAATTTAAGAAATGAAAGTTTAAAAGTAAGAAATGAATTAATAGAAAAAATTAAGAATGAATGTAATGTAGGATTTAGTATTAGTTTTAATGATTTGTATTTAATAAATAATAAAAAAGTTGAAGTAAGAAGATTAAAAGGTTATTTAAGGTGGAATAGTAATATAAAAAAATATAATGATAAATTTGAAGAAGTTAAGAAATTTGTTGAAAGTTTAGAATATAAAGATTTTAAAATTGAATTAAATAAAATAAGAAATAATTATAAAAATGAATATTATAAAAATTTTAATATTAATAATAATTTAAATTATGAAAAATATTGTAATGAAATAAATTATAATGAAAGTTGTTTAATATTAAAAATAAGTTATAATATATAATAATTCTTTTTTATATTTAAATTGTAAATAAATAATTATAAATAATATAAATAAATAAAATTATGAAAAAATTAAATAATAATGAAATTGAAGTAGTTGTAAATGAAATTGTTAGTAAAGTTAAAGAAGTTAAATTAAGTAAGATTAAAGAAGTATTAGAAGTGGATAGTAATTATAAAGAAATTGTTAGTTTATATGATAAAAAATATGAATTAAATAAAAAATTAGAATTATTAGAAAAAGAAATTAATGAAGTAAATGTTAAAATTAATAAAGATTTTAAAGTAAAAATTTATAATAAAAATAATAATTATAGTTGTGAATATTTAGATGAATTAAAAATTAATTTTGATTATAAAGAAGAAGAAAAATATAGTTTTTATAATGTTAAAAGTAGAATTATATTAAATAATATTAGTAATGAAATTAATGTAGAAGAATTTATTAAGAAGTTTGTAGATGAATTTGTAAGTTAAGAATAAAATAATAATATAATAATAATGAAATAGTTTGAAAATATTTATTATATTATAAAATTAAAATTATAAATAATTCTTTATTATATTTAAATTATAAATAATTAAATAATATAAATAATATAAATAATATAATATGAAGAATTTAAAAAAAGAATTGTTTTATTTTATTGATTTTGATATTGAATTAATTAAGAAATATGAAAAATTAGGTTTTGAAGTTGATATTGATGATGAAGTTAATGAAATTTATTATGTTTATATGAATTTAAATGATTATGATTTATTAAATGTTTTTAATATATGTGAAGAATGTTATAAGGAAAATTTAGATTTATATATTAATATTGAAGATGAATTATTTAATTTAAAAGATGATTTTAATAAAATTGATTTAATTGTTAGTAAGAATCCTTTATTAATTTAAAGGATTTAAATGTTTTCCAGATTAACTTTAACCTGTACTTAAAACAAACGAACATGAAATATTTAGTAATTGATTGTTATGGAGATGATTATGAAACAGATAATTTAGAACAATTTGTAGAGGAGTGGTATGGTGGAGAAATAAGTGTGGAAGAAGGGATGATTAAAATATATGAAGATTGTAAAGTGAAAGAATTGGAATCATAGAATTTCCAGATTAACTTTAACCTGTAATAAATAATTAACTAAACAAACAAAATATGTCAGCTACAATTAAGAACCCCTACATTAAAAATTCAAATGTAAATTTAATACCAGTTAGGAAAATTAATGGTGTTAAGTATGTACATTACAGTTACTGTACAGTTAAACATGATAACTTTATCTTAATTAATGGTGTTACTTATTATGATGTTAGTAAGTAACTAATATCTTAATTACATTTATACTGTAATAAATTAATTAACTAAATAATAAAAACATGACAAATTTCGAATTCACATTCAAGACAGATGCCGAGTATTCAAAGGCAAGATTTACAGGTTTCATTCCAGAGTATGACTGTGTTAGAATGACAGTAAAAAGATTAGGTGGTGGTACAATTGATTTTCCAATCCATAGTGAGGAAGAATTACATGATACAGTAAAACGTATGGAACATGAAATAATTGATATTTACCCATCAACTACATTTTATGAGTGGGATGAGTAAATCTCCCACTTACATTTACCCCATAATAAATAATTAACTAACTAAATAAAAAGACATGTTGAATCAAGACAATTCGAACAGTGGGCTGATGATAAAGATCGTTTAGCTAAGATCGCAGCCGAGAAACAGGCTAAAACCAAGAGAAACAGTGCATCATTGCTTCTAAAATTAGGAGTAACATTAGTAGCAATTGCATGTTATGGATTCCTATATAATCAAGATACCGATTGGGCAATCATTTTAATATTCGGATCAATAGTAACAGCATATGGAGCCGTTAATTTAAAAGGATAGGCTCCAATAAGTTTCCAAGCCATATTTACACTGTACATAACAAATAAACAAAATGAAAATATCAACAGTAAATGCTTTAACATTATTATTTATTGGATTAAAATTATCCCATAATATTGATTGGTCCTGGTGGTTAGTATTATCACCAACTATAATTTGGAGCACATTATTTAGTATTGCCGTTATAGTAGAAACCGTAAGACAAACCAAATTAAAATTAAAGTTAAAACGTGAAAATATTACTTGGAAGAAGAAATACGGAATATCTTAATTACATTTACTCTATAATAAAACATATAACTAACAAATAAACAAAAAAAAATGAAAAATCAAGAAAACAACACAGCACAATTAGGTCGTCCAGTAAACATGAATTCAGCTCGTCAAATCAGATTAGCTGAGATAGCAACCAAACGAGAAGCAGGTTTAATCAAACGTGGTCGTCCAATCACTCCATTATCAAATAATCAATTCAAGAAAGAATGCCGAATGTTGAAAGAATCATTAGGTATAGAGATCAAACGTGGACGTCCAGTTAATAAGTTCTCAGTTCGTCAAACACGTTTGAATGATTTAGAAGCACGTCGTGCAAACGGGACATTAAAGTTAGGACGTCCTAAAGCGATTGTAGTTAAAGTGCCTACTAAGGCTAAGAGCAAAGTGAAAGCAAAGGTGGTAGCTGAATAGCTACTACCAATTCAATTCGCCTGAGTAATCACATTCAAACAAACGACACATGACCAAATTAAAAACAGCTAAATCATCAAAATATACCCCAATACAATTCAGCTCATTCCATCGGGTGGCAAAATACCAAATTGAATCCCACGTTCACGCGTTTCATATGGATGTAAATGGAAATGTGACGTATTACACAAAAGTTCGATAATCCAATAATTCTATATTCTCTCTCGCACGGAGCCGCATGTCACAAAAAGACGCGCGGCTTCCCGTGTCTCACAAAAAAATCACGGGTGTCAAAAAAATTTTAAAAGAGACGGACGCTAGCGGCCCGGTAGCGACTCACTCGCGGATTGCTCCCACGGTGGCCGCGGTCCCCGTACGGCGCGTGGTGGGTCTGGATCCGCGCCCACGCACCCTCAACACGCGTACGATTTTACACCCCGCGCCTCGTATATACGAATTCCAAAATAACCCTTTTACATTTAAAATACGGGATCCGCAATCTTAACCTCTACAAAATTTTTGGTAAACCCAATTGTATATACGAATTTCCTAATTATATTTGATAGATAATTAATTTAAAATGGAAAATATAACAGGTAAGGACACATCAGAATTTTACGAGATGAGCGATCGACAAGTGCGAGACAGCGTTAGAACAGCTCAAGCGTACGACTTCATCGGAATCGATAATAATGCATGGAATGTGCGCTATTTTAAACGAAAATATGGATCTAAAAAGTCCCCCACTTCAACGGGCCACATTTATGTTTTACAAAATACATCGATACCCGGTATTTTTAAAATTGGGTTTACCGAACGTTCGGTAGCCGAACGTTTAAATGAGATTAATAAAGCTACCGGTGTTATAACACCGTGGCAAGTACGCGATTTTTGGTTTACTCAGGAACCTTATTTAGCAGAACAAGAAATTCACGATTTACTTTCAAATTATAGAGTAGAGGATAATCGCGAAGGTTTTGCGGTAAATTTTATGGTTGCGCGTGACGTGATTTTTAAAGTGTTGGGTATTCCTAACGAGGATCTCACATAAATTATCAATTTATATATTTATTATTAAACATAAAAATTTTAATATGTCAACATATCTATTTAAAGATGCTAATAAAGCAGCTTTTATTAACGGAGTAAACACTTTATTTAAAGATAATGGTTTGGATTATGAAATTGATTCTACCCATCTATTAGACGCTCTACCTGGAAAGGCTGAGTTTACATTTTTTATTACGGATGATCCGACAGAGAATGAAATCCTAAAAAATGCTGAAAATAAAAATTATTTTAATTTCCAATTTAAAGAGATAGATTTACAAGAGATGATTAATGAATCTAAAAAATCACTAAAAAAATCCAAAAAGTAATTTGGCGTTGAGGGTGTCTCGCGTATATTCAAATGTTTGGTTGTTTAAAATCCAAACGATTGAAAAATGAGCGCAAAACGTGCAAACGTTTGCAAACGTTGACCAAACATCACACCAAACGCGTATATACGTATAAATGTATTAAAATATGAGATATAAGGATCAAGTTTTAAATAAGATAAATCAATTAGAAAATCTAAATCGTACATTGGATTTTCAACTTTCACGAGGGGAGAGTTCTGACTCGTTACTACAAACACTAAGTGATATGAAGGAAAAAATTGAGGATTTACGCTCAACTATTTCTTTAGAGCATGATGAGTTTTCTACATACGTTTAAATAAAAATAGGTTATGATATTGAATGAAGAACAGTTACTAGAAAACTGGCAACAATTTTTGGGTTATATTAAACAATATATTACTGGTGATCGTAAACAACGATTATTAGAATTTTACAATAAGTATGAAGAACGTTTTATATTATTACCTGCATCGCATAAACCGCAATACCATAACTGTTTCCCTGGAGGGTACATTGAACATGTTAATCGTGTGGTATCAGCTAGTTTGGAGATAGATTCGGTTTGGAGAAAATTTGATGTTAAATCTACATATACTACTGAAGAGGTAGTGTTTTCTGCTTTAAATCATGATTTGGGTAAATTTGGTACGTTCGAATATGAGGCAGTTTTACCCAATCCCTCTGATTGGCATGTTAAGAATAGAGGTGAAATTTATACTTTTAATACTCAAATGGATTATATGACCGTTCCAGATCGTGGATTGTGGTTATTATCACAATTAGGTATAGAGGTTTCTAAAAATGAATGGTTAGCTATTAAATTACATGATGGTTTATATGATGAATCTAATAAGCCTTATTTATTATCATGGGGTCCAGAAACTAAATTACGTACATCATTACCATTTATTATCCACCAGGCTGATTTATTAGCAGCACGTGTTGAATTTGAACGTGAATGGTTAGATAAATTAAATGGAACTCCCGTTGAAACCCCAAAACCGGCTACTTCAAATCAAAAATATAAACAACAAACTCAAATATCGATACCAGAAAATTCAAATCTAAAAGATATAATGAGTAATTTCTTTGAATAATATGGAATTAATAATATATATTACTATTACCTTATTAGTTGCGTCATGTTATGCGGCTATTAATATGTTTTGGAAAATGGAACGATTAGAAAAAATAGTTGATCAACAAAATCAATATATTACTAATATTTCTGAACTTATAGAATTATCAAATAAAAAAATAGGGGAGTCTGAAGTTGCGCAAGCATTTAAAGCAGATGATGATATTGGTTTTTTCTTTGAGACATTACAAGAAATTCAAACTCAATTGAATTCTTTTAAAACTCGAAATAATTAATATGGATTTAATATCCCCTCTAGAAGAAGAGGTACTTTTAACTAAAAAAGGAACAATACGTAAACGTAAACCTAAAAAATCAATTCTATATTTTACTTCAGATACTGAAGAAGCGATAGTAGAATATTTAGCCTCTAAAGACCAAGATAATCGCAATCATATATTTGATCAACGTATCGATTATGCTTTTCATAAATTAGCAGAAAATATCATTCATACATTTAAGTTTTACTATACTGATGTTGATACTATAAATGAGTTAAAACATGAAGTAGTAGCGTTTCTTTTAGAAAAACTTCACTTATATGATCAATCTAAAGGTAAAGCTTATTCTTATTTTGGAACTATTGCTAAACGTTATCTAATTATTTATAATGAGAAAAATTATAAGAAAATTAAAGGTAAAGGTACTTTAGAAGAAGTAGATGAAGATAAGATTATAGTTGAAGATTTAGTCCGTAAATCGAATAATGACGCAGATTTGAATGATTTTATTTCATATTTTGTTCGTTATATGGATATCCATCTTGAAAGATATTTCCCAAGAATCCAAGATCAGAAAACAGCAGATGTAATTTTAGAATTATTTCGTAAACGTGAAAATTTAGAGATATTCAATAAAAAAGCTATTTATATTTACATTCGTGAAATGATAGATGTTGATACTTTCCAAATAACTAAAGTAATAAAAGTATTAAAGAAAGTATATTATAGTTTATATAATGAATATTACGAAACAGGATTTGTAAAAATCTAAAAAAATATATTTATAATAAATAAATATTATGGATTTTGAACAAAAAATATTCGGTCAAAAATCTTTTTCCGATTTATTAAAAAATATCTACGACAATTCTCGAGAAAAAGAAAAACAAATAAAAGACTTAATTTCGGGATTAAAACCACTTGTGACCGATACTCAATCTGCTTTAATGGTTGTCCCATTAATTAAAGAATATCTTGACGTATCTGTTAAAAATGATGACTCATTAATAAAAATGGCAGGTATTGTACAACGCGCTATGAATAATAGTGCGGGTGGGTCTGATGATTTTTTAAGCGAAGCTGAATTAGACCAAATAAGAGGTGAAGTTCAAAAAATTGGTATTGAAATAGATAAATCCCTCCCAATAAATGATAGTAAGGAATAATCAAGGTTCGTTTTATAATACATTAGGATCAACTGGTGGAAATTTATCTCAATCTTCTACTACTGGAAGAGTATTTCATATAGTAATTGATGATAAGTCTGCTGGATTTACTGATTGGAGTAGTATAGGAAATACTTATTATATTGATCCAAAAACCTCCCCACCAACAGAAATTAATAATGATATTTTAAAGTCATATAATTTTGCTAAACCATTAATACCTAATCATAGTTTTATACCATTTATTGAGGAGATAATTTTATTATTTGATTTACCATCATCTGATTCTTCAGACATACAAAATAAAAAACAATTATATTATTTAAGTCCTATTAATTTATATAATAATACTAATCATAATTCTCAAGCAATATATAATATAAAAGAAGATGGTAGTGCTAATTTAGGCAAAAGTGTTATCGAAAGTTCAACAGTAGGTAATTTATTTCCATTTGAAGGTGATAATATTATTAATGGAAGGTGGGGGCATGGTATACGATTTAGTAGTACATTAAATGAAAATAATCTTGAAAATTTTTGGAGCATAACGGGTAAAAATGGTGATCCTATAACATTATTAGTTAATGGGTATAATTTTACTCCGGATTTAAGAGGAAAACCATATATTGAAGATATAAATAATGATAAATCATCACTATATTTAACTTCAACTCAAGCGATTCCTATTCAAACAAATAATAATATAACTAATCCATTATTTACTTCACAATCTCCTGAAAAATATTATGATTCTCAAGTTATATTAAGCGCAAATCGTATATTAATTAATTCAAATAAAGACGAAATATTATTATATTCTAAAACAAATACAAGTATATCGTCAAAAAATACAACTTTTATATCTGCGGCCCAAAATGTATTAATAAATGGTGGTCAATATATATTTTTAGGATTAAATAGTAATAATGGAAAACTTCCAACAGAACCTGTATTATTAGGTGATAAAACTATAACTTTACTTAACGATTTATTAACTAATCTAAAAACATTTTCCTCAGCATTAAATAATGTTATTGATAATTCATCCCGCCCATTATTATCAATTTCGGCTCCTGCTAGTTCATTAGAAGGTTCTATAGACGCTATAATCAAACAATTAGAAGGTATTAAATCTAAAAAAGTATACACAATATAATGACTATTTTATCAAAAGTATTAAAACCAGTTAAAAAAGTTGGAGGTTTAATTCAAAGTGGATTAGAGCGTGTGGGTAAAACTATAAATAATACTAATCAAATAGTAATAGCTACCCAATCAGGATATGAAAGAGGAGAAGCTATTATAAAAGAAGAGGTAGCAACTAGAATTTTATTAAAGGGGGTTGAGATAGAACGTGAACAAGTTATAAAATACCATAATAGAAGAGCTGAAAAGCAAGAAATTGATAATAAACAATTAAAAGATATACTAGAAGAAGTAAAAAAAATATACGATACTAAGGAAAAAATATATAATGATAGGCTTAAGGCCTTAAAAGAAGATAAAGACCAATTAAAATCATCATATAATGAATTATTAGCTAAAACTTATAGAGAAGCAGCTCAACGAAAATCAAAACAACTTCAAGCTGAAAAAATTTCAAATAAAGATAAAATAAATAGACCTAAACCAACAGAAATAATAGGATTTATTTGTTCATTTGCTAATGTGATTATATCAAATATAGCTATTGGTAATAAAAAGATAGAAACTTTAGTTGATAATACTATTACTATAATTGAAAATGCTACTACAAAACAAGATATTGAAAAAGCAAAATTATTTAGAAATAATGCTTTAATAGTAATAGCAGCTAATAGAAAACGTCTTACTACGATTCAACAAGTAATAGATATTTTAAATATATTAGCTCCTTTAATTACTCCTATTATTATTTTCTTTAAATCTAATCCAATTCCATCAGCTGTTCCTCCTGGAGTTGGAGTTCCTTTAGGTGTAATAACAACAATAAGTGATAAAACTAGAAAATTACAAGATATTATAGATTCATCATTATCTATAGTTTCAGTTTTAAGTAGTGTGGTTTCTAAGTTAATAGATGATTTAGAATATCAAGAAAGTAGATTAAATCAAGTAGGTAATATATTAGAACAAAATTTAAATAATTTATCAATTAATGATTTAAATGATTTGTTATTATCTTCTTCTCAAGGATTAGGTTATTTAAGTGGATATGATTATAAAGGATTTAAATTTTTTATAAAAGAAGAAAATAATCCTAATTTTGTTGTTAAAGGAAATAAACGTAGATATGCAACCGCAGTTAACAAAGATGGAAATAATGTATTACAAAGTTCATCTTCATTTACTTTAGAACCTGATGTATTAATTGAAGAATTAAAATTACAAATAGACCAAAAGGGTCTCGTAGCTTAATATTTATAATCATGAAAGTAGACGTATTTAAAAAACTTATTAAAGAAGCTGTTCGTGAAGTTCTAAGAGAAGAACTATCACAAGTTAATCCTACTCAAATACAAGAAAACAGAACTATGAGTTTTACAACTCAAGATGTTGATATGGTAGCGTATAGACAAAATCTAGCAGCTAGTATGGGTTTAACCCCTCCATCCCAACCTAATGCGAAATCAAAAGTTCAATCAACCGGAAACCCCTATTTAGACATCATAGCTGAAACAGCTTCTACTATGACTTCCCAAGATTTAGCTGCGATGAGACAATATAACGAATAAGCATGCCTATACCTCAAGTAGTAAGAATAGATCCTAGGGATTTAGATAAAAATAAAGCTATAGGGGTATCTATTCCTTTTAATGGGGGAGGAGTTTTTAAAAGTACATTTTCAACTAAAGATCAAATTAAATCTAATTTAATTAATCTTTTATTGACGTATAAAGGAGAAAGAGTATTAAATCCTCAATTTGGTGCTGATTTACCTAGGTTATTATTTGAACCTATAAATAATGAAACATTATTAAAAATAGAAAATCAAATAGTAACTAGTGTATCAACTTATATTCCTGAAATTACTATAACTAATATAGAAATAACACCAGATACTGATAAAAACACAATATATGTTAATATTATTTACCAATTAAAACTCTCAGGAACAACAGATAATATAATAATTGACTTTTCAACATTACAATGATAAACGAAGATAAAAGTATCAAATATGTAAATAAATCATTTGGTGATTTTAAAGCATCTCTTCAAGAATTTGCAAAAACATACTTTCCAAACACATATAATGATTTTTCAGACGCATCCCCTGGGAGTATGTTTATTGAAATGGCTTCATATGTTGGTGATGTTTCTTCATTTTATATTGATTCCCAAATCCAAGAGAATTTCTTAAATTTAGCTAAAGAAAAAGAAAGTTTATATAATTTAGCTTATTCATTTGGATATAGACCTAAATCATCATATGCTTCAACTACAAATGTTGATATTTACCAACTTATTCCATCTGTAGGTGGTTCTCCTAACTTATCCTATTCACTTCTAATCCCTGCTAATACGGCAGTAACTAGTAATACAGATTTTTCTAAATTTATTACTATTGAAGATGTAGATTTTTCACATACTTCATCAGCAGAAATAACTTATTATAATACTGATTATTTTTTAATGAAAAAATCAGTACCTGTAATATCGGCTGAAATAAAAGAATATACAGCTACATTTAATTCCCCAATAAAATTCAATTCAGTTATAGTAAATGATAGTAATATTCTTCAAATATTAGCTGTTACTGGTAGTGATGGGGATAAATTTTATGAAGTTCCTTATCTAGCACAAAATGTTATATTTTCATCATCCTTAAATTCTACATCTGGAAGTGATGGAATCAATTATTTAATGAATCTTCAACAAGTTCCTAAACGATTTGTCACCAGAATTAAAAATTCAGGTTCAATTGAATTACAATTTGGAGCTGGAATTACTAACACTAATACCTTAGATACTACAATTTTACCCACTCCAAATAATATTAATTTAGGATTAATACCTACTATAGCAGATACTGCAGGTAATTATAATAAAGCCTCTATTTTTTATACTAAAAGTTATGGTATAGCTCCTTCTACTAATTTAAATATAAAATATTTAGTTGGAGGTGGTGTAGAATCTAATATTCCTGCTAATTCTTTAACTACTATAGATACTACATTATCTTCTGGTTGGTTTAAATATAGTCCGGCGGACGCTGGAGTGAAAACATTAATAATTAGTAATTTATTAATTAATAATCCATCTCCTGCTACTGGAGGTAGAGGAGGGGATACAGTAGAAGAAATTCGTTTAAATACTCTGAGTGCATATACAGCACAAAATAGAGCTGTAACTAAAGAAGACTATATAATTAGAACTTTAAGTTTACCTTCTCAATATGGTAGTATAGCAAAAGCTTATATTACACAAGAAATTTTTAACTCAACTGGTAATTTATTAAATAGTAACCCATTAAGTTTAGATTTATATGTTTTAGGGTATGATTCTAATAAAAAATTAATTAACGCTAATAATACATTAAAAAATAATTTAAAAACATACCTTAATCAGTATAGAATGATTACTGATGCTATAAACATCAAAAATGCATTTTATATTAATATAGGAGTTGATTTTGAAATTAATGCTGATCCAAGCTATAACAATAAAGAATTATTATCTAATTGCATATCTCAAATAAAAGATTATTTTAATATAGACTCGTGGCAGTTAAATCAACCTGTAATTATATCCGAGATTAATGCGCTTTTATTAAAAGTTCCTGGTGTCAGATCAATTCATAAAATAGAAATTACAAATAAACAAGGAGGAGATTATTCTCCATATGGATATGATATTATATCATCTACTAGAAATAATATTGTATACCCATCAATAGATCCTAGTATATTTGAAATTCGTTTTCCTGATAATGATATAAACGGTAGAATAATCACATATTAAACATGGCAGTATATAAAATATTTCCCACTAAAGACGCTTCTATATATTCATATTATCCTACTAAAAATGCTGGATTAGATGAAATTTTAGATATAAGTTTATATGAATCTATAGAAGATACTGGTGAAGTTTCTAGAACATTACTTGCTTTTTCAAATACTGAAATTACAGATATTTTATCTAATAAAATAGGTTCTTCTAATTATAAAGCATATTTAAAATTATA